TAGTTAGGAATGGCGCTGAAGTTGCCATCCGTATAGACGAACAGGATCACGTCGATATGCTCATAGCCGAACTGCTCAAGCAGGTTGCAGCCAGTCACTAGCGGTATGCCGCAGAGTATTGGTGTGCCGTTGACGGTGTTTATGTCCATGATCCAGCCGCCCATGCCCGTATCGAGAAAGCGCAGGCGAAGGCTATAGCTGCGACTGCCTAGCTGCACCTGCAATATCTGCGGACTGGGAACAAGTGGAACTTCGAGAAGGGGATTCGCCATCTAGAAGCCCGTATTGAATTGAGCCGGTATGGGTGGCGAAGGCACACCGGCACTCGAAACAGCCGCCGGGTCGCTGGGTGCATTAGCGCCCGCCGCAGAGGCCGGCTGGCCTCCGCTGTTCACCGTGGGGCTCGTCTGCTGGGGGTAGACCTGATTACCGCTGCTATCCACCCCGCCAGTGCTGCTGACACTCGTCAACAAAATCTCCTTCATATCGACGGTCACTGCCAGCACAAATTCGGTTTCTTGCGTCGTAGTGACTGAAATGTTGCGAATAAGCATATTACTATACAGTCGCTTGCCCGTGCTAACATTGAAGGGTATGCGACTAGATTGTAGATCGAGCAGAGCTTGATAGACGGCTTGCACATAACCTTCCGCTTGAGCCGTGGAGTTAGAAAAGCCCACGCGCATCTCAAGCTCGGCCGGGCGCTTAAACGCATGGTCAGTAATCGCAGCACCGATCTCGACCGGATGATCAGTGGTGATCAACTCGTCATGATGTATCTCTTCTATCGTCACGTCAGGAATGATCGTGTCGATGAAACGCGGATATGTCGCGATCAGCGCATAGCCCGCGACCAGATCACCAATGATAGGGCCAAAGTCGAGAAATGCCATGTCAGGCCATAGCCCCCAGACCCGTTCGAACTAGATCACTCGTCACCCGGTCTTGGTGCGCACCGATCATGCGTGCCGCCTCGCCAGGGTCATTCACGCCTTGCACGTTGATTGACACATTGGGGCTGACGGTCAGGCTCTTATCAATCGATTGCCCCTCGCCATTAGGCACGCCCAGAGGCGGCACTGAAGCGGGGTCAGTGAATGTGCCTAGCCGTCTCGCAGGGTCACCAGTGCGCCCTATGCCGCGACCGCGCCACTGTCCAGACGACGCCGGCCCCTCGTCACCATATCGACTGCCACCAAAGATGTTAGGCGCTGGGGCGGGTGAGGCGGGCGCGGCGGGCGCTGGCGCAGCCGGCTCGAAGTTGTGCAGATTGCGCATCATGCGGAAATAGCTGCTAGCCCGCGTGCCATTAGCGTCAGCCGGATCACGCCCTCTATAATATAGACCAACGGCCCCACTCATATCTCTCTTATTCCCCACGCCAGCAATATGCGCTGCTGCGAGCCACCCTGCAACAACTTCAGGCGAATCCCCCGGTTGAATAACGCCTGCCTTAACTAATTCTCGATAGTGCTTATTCGTGTAGCTGGCGAAAGCACGATCCTGTTGATTGTCTTTGTTGGCCAAGAAGTCCTGAAGATTCGTGATGCCCTCTGCCCTCATCTCCGCGAACCCCATTTGCCAACGCCCCTTATAGCTGGGGTTGCGATTATTATCGTAGCGGTTGCCGCTCTCGCGATAGCCTAATATCTGAGCATAAGCTTCGGCCTGAGCGTCCGTCAGGCCCTCGATATGTTGGCCCATGTTGATGCCCGCGCGGAACCCGTGACCACGCCGCATACCGCCCCCAGCACCACCCCCGGCGCTTGGAGAGGCAGCTTCTGGCGGGTCTTTACCCCCCGCCCACTTAGGCGCATATTTTTCCCAGGTGGAGCGCGTGTCTGGAGGTTTCTCCGGGGGCATCAGGCCACCTTCAGTGTCCTCGCGAGCATTGCGCCCTGGCCCGCGCCCAACGCCCGCGCGACTCTTGGCGTCTTCCGTGGGGTCAATTCCCCCGGTTCCCAGGCCAAAGAATGCTGCAATGGCTAGCCAGAAGGGCGATGTGACGAGCGCCGCGCCTGCCGCAGTAATGGCCTTGATCGCGTTAGCTATGCCCCATAGGGCCGTGCCAATAGCGGTCAATTTACTAATAAGCCATGCAGCCGCGAGGAACTCAAAGACAGTCTTGACCTTATTCCAGCTATCCTCAGTATTGCCCTCGGTCAGCCACTTAGTGAGTGCCTGCACGAGGTCAAGAATAGCTAGCGCTAGGCGGCTGACTATGTCGGCTATCTTGTCGCCATTGGCCTCAAGAAACTTAGTGATGCGAACAATGATGCTGTCCTGGCCTTCGCCCATGGGCTGCATCAACTTATTGATGATTTTATCACCAATGACACTGATAGTGTCACCAATACTACGCCATGAGCGATTAAACGCTGCGGCATCAGCCGCCGCCTTATCGGGGTCGAGCCCCATGCGCTTGCGGCGTGCTATAAACTCCTGCTCGAATTTCGCAAAGTTCGGGTCCATAATGGCCCGAAATGTATTCTCATCCAGCCCCAGATGTTCTGCCCAGAACTTTGCCCTGAAATAGGGCATCTTCTGAAATACACGACTTAGCTGAGACATGGCGCTGACAGCGCCCTTGCTCGCATCGACACCAAGGCGGGCTAGCTGCTGCGTATAGCCGGGGAGGCTGCGTATCTTCTCGGCAAAACTTTCTAGACTGGCGCCAGCGGCGCCACTCGTGCTGCCTAGCTGACTAGCCGCGAAACGAAAGGCGCCGATGTCTTCCGCCGAGGAGCGAAGACGTTTGCTGGAGTAATATAAGTCCTCGAAGCTCTCAGCCATCTTGATCGTGCTGTCGAGCACGGCCCGAGCCGTCTTCTCGATAGCGTCGGCCAATAGCCGCGCCTGAAGCGTTGCCGAGCGCACGCTTTCGCGAAAGCGCGAGTGCGAGTGCTCATCGATCTTGAAGCCAAGGCTGACGAGGAATTCGCGTAAGACGTCAGCCACTAGCGCTGCCTCTCACGCCGCGCCGCCTCTTGGGCGCGATGCTGATTTTCCGCTTGCACGGCTAAGATGTCGTTCATGCGAGCGATGTCCGCGATGTCCAACGTGCCATCAATTACACTCTCATACTTGCACATGCCCGCCACCATAGGTGCCCAGAGCCAATCTTCGCCATCTGGCAGTCTCACGGGTTCGAAGTTGATGTCCCCTGCCGTGCGAGTGAACTCGACAGGGGAGAGCTGAAAAAATCGGCGAAGGTTCCCATGATAACAGCGGCAACGATCTGCAGCATAAGCAACAGAGTAATATCGTCATATTGCGGGCGCTGAGTTTGCTTGTTCCAAATGCGCGGCCAGCCCACGCCCTCTTCGCGAGAGACGAGGCCCATGCAAGCATTGATCACGTAATCTAGCTTGTCGTCCGGCATGTCGGAAAGTGTCTGCACAAGGGGGGTGGCAGCGGCCAGGAAGTCGGCGGGGCCGACTTCCTTTTTGCCAGTGTCGGCCGCGTCGATGACACCGCGCAAGGTTTCCATGTCTTTGAATGCTGGCGCCAGACGGCGCAAGACATGGAGTGCGGTGCGTGCATCCATCTTGGACGATTTGTATCTTCGTCCCTCGATCTCGAAGTCTTCCATTCACGTCTCCACGTTGGCGCGCCACGGCGCGCGGCGGTGTCAGAGGGGCTTAGACGGCCCCCAGGTTGAGGTTACTGATCGGACCACCGTCACCAAGGATCTGATCAATCCGCACGCAGTTGAAAATCCAGTCGAGCATGCCGCCATCGCGCCCGTTGACGTTATTCGGCAACTTACGAAACCCGCAACCGGTGCACACGATCGTGTCGCCCGTCACCGGGTTGCGGATGGAAATGATGTTCTGGCCGTAGAGAGCGGATGACGTGGTCTGGAAATTATAGCCCTGGCTCAGAGCCGCATTGAGCGGACTGGTCTTGAGCAGGCGTATCGTCGCCACCCCGCCGCTATAGGCATGCAGGTTATGCATGCCCGAGCCGTCTGCGCCAGGGGTGATCGAGCCCTTGTCCCCTTCCATTTCGATGGTGATGCCTTCTTCGGCAATGCCTTCGTCCTGGCCTATGTTGAATGACATGCCGGGGCCAAGAATAGAGCCCTGGACATCAAGAAAGCTATATGTGCCAAGCAGGGCCATATCTTATCTCCGGTCGGTTAGCGGTTGACGGTGACGATTACATTGACGCTGTGAATAGCCCCCGCCAACTTGAGGGCCACCTGAATAGGCACGCTCTTGCGGGCCTCGCGGTCAGCCTGCGATTGCGTCGCAACCGGGGGAGCATAGACATAATAGCCCTTGGTTAGCGTCATCCCCTGGTTGAGCTGACCAAAGCCCGCAACGTTCCACACACCCGGCGCGACCCAGCCATTGTTGACGGCGGCATCGCACGACTGCTGTATAGTCGTGACGATCGTGTGAGTGCCCGCATCGGTCTGCGGTATCTTCGTGGGCGACTGATAGAGCAGGTTGTAGACGTCGTTCTGAATTCGGTTCTGAATCCAGTCCGCGCCCTGCCGCTCATCGAAGAAGTAGCCATTGGCCATCACGCCCTCTTGGATGATGGCAGTGTTGTTCTCGTAATTGACGAATACGTTGCAGTTCTTGTCGATCAGGGCCTGAGCCTCGCTCTCAGTCAATGTCTCCGCCGCCACCCCCGGCTCCTGCTTGAACTTAAGCGTAATCGTGGAGTTGTTGGCGTCAAAGTTAACCGTGAACCCGCGCCCGTACATGGAGAAGACGGCATAGGGCGAGGATGAGCTATACTGGCTAAACGTGCGACTATATTGTAGCGCCTGCAGCTGAGAGGGCAAATCGCTGCTAACCGCGCTATTGAGCACATCCGTGTTCTGATATGTCAGGCCATAGATGCGCGAGGGGTTGTAGCCCTCGATCTGAGCCGCCACGGCCAGATGATCGCTGTTGCTAGGCGCTGGGTTGCTCGCCACCGCGAGACCGTACCACTTGTTGCTCAAGCCTGCGAGAATGGCCACGCACGCGGCCAGCGTCTCCGCCGCGATGCCAGGAACCGAGATAGCGCCCGCCGCCAGCGTCCACCCGAACACAGTGGAAACATCGTCAGCCGTTGTCACACCCCCCGCCAGGGTCGCGCCACTGGCCGTCGCATGGCTATTGGTGCCGTCTGACGTGATCGTGAGCGAGTTGCCCGATGTGCCCGTCGTGACGCTCTCAAGATAAAGATGCGTCGCGGCGTCAGTGCTATACTTGAACTTGACGAGGTTCGTGTCGGCACTGGCCTGAAGAAAGCTCAGGAGTGCCGCCAGCGTATGGGCTAGATCAATGCCAATCTGCACCTGATTACCAGACGGGGTGCCCGTGACAAACGTCACGGCCGTGCCACCGATAGTAATAACGCCCGTATTAGCTGGATTGCTGGCGAAAACATAGTTGCCCACGGCGGCGGGTGGCCGGGCGAAACTAACCGTGCTCGTGGTGCCCGTCGTGCCGCTGGTGATGTCAAAGCGCTTGTTGTTACTGTCCCACACCACTGTTGCGCCGGTGCTGCCCGCCGCAACGATTGCCGCCTGAATAATTGCGGCCACGCCATTTAGGTTCAGCGCACCCGAAAGGTTCATGCCCGTTAGCTGACGCGTCAGACCATCAATCGTGATGTTCATCGCGCCCGCCGAGAAGGCCGTGAAGTTAGCCAGGGCCTGCTCTGCCGGGGTTAGAATCGTGCCATGCAACAGGCCATTGACCGCATTCTGAGCCCAGCGCCCGATATAGAGAATAGCGGGCTGGGGGCTCTGCGAAAAGAACAGGTCGGCCGCAATAGCCTCTGGGGTCGTAGTGCCGAAGTCCGCCTCGACCTCGCTCAGGTTGGCGTATTGCCTGATACGCTCGCTCACGTCGATAATGGCGCTTGAGCCCAGGCAGAGCAGAGCGCCAAAGTTGCGGTATTGCGCCGCCAATGGAGCCAGATTGACCTGGACGTTGACGATATCACTAACAGATAAGCCACCGATCATAGTATAATCTCCTAGTTACTACGGCTTATCCGTAGCGTTGTCACTGTCCCATGGTTCATCTATTCGGACCCCCACATCCTTAGTTATTATGCCCACGCCCTCAAGAATATTGAGCACGGCATAGAAGCGTCGCGTGATGCGGCGAATCCGCACCTGCATGTCATACCGGCGGTACCACTGCCGGTTTATCAGTTCGGGCACTTGGCGCATCGGCCCCACATCCACGAGCCCCATGCCCGCCAGCAATAGCGGCTCGCGGTTCTGGCTGACCCACAGGCCATCGCGCAACAGCCGGCAATAGCCGCCGGCATCCGGGCCATAGAATGTGCAAAGCAGCGTATCGACCTCATGGCGTCGCTCTTCGTCGTAACCGTTCGGGTTGGCCACGTCGCCACTATGGTGGATGAACGCGGCATTGGCGTCCGGCACCATTTCTGTGATGCCAAACGCCAGCCAGTCAACAGTGCGCTCCGGCATAGCCGGGGGGCTGGTTTGCCAGCGGGGCCTGACGAGTGTGCCGCTCAGACCCGTAATGCCCACTAGCCAGCCCTGAAGAAAGGCATCGAGCGCGGCGTCGTCAAGATAGACCGGACTGTCCGCTGTCGGGAGCAACGGCCCCCCGGTAGCGGAGGTGTTCGTCATGCAAGCCTCTCAGAGCCCCGCCAGCGGCCGAAGGGCGGCGCAGGCTAGGGTGATGGCCCCCAGGCCCCTGAGCCCCGCCAGCGGCCTTCCTAGGGCGTTTAAACGATGGTTAAGCGCTAGGGGACAGCGGCGCCAACACGCAGATGGCTTCATACCACCCCGACCCGAATTGCGACCAGTCATTGACATTAACAACGGTATAAGCCGTCGTGCCGCCCGCCGGCCAATAGACAAGGTCGGCGTCGCGCCCTGCGCCGCCCGTCGAGAGCGGTTGCATGGTATAAACCTGAATTGCGCCCTCTTGCCTTTGGCCCTCGGGCACGCGGTCGAGGTTCTTGGCGCCGAGCGCCGTCACCACCCCGACAATGTTGTATGTCTTCGTGGGCGTGTCAACACCCAGCCCGCCCCCCGTCACAATCTGCACTTGTGTCTGCACGTCGAACACGGTGGCAAAATCCGGGTCTTCGAGAAGAAAGGTTAGATCAAGATCAGGCACTATTTCTTCCTCAGCACATAGGTGATAGACGCGCGCAACTGGCCCGTGTCGATAAGTGCCACGCTCTCGGCGTCATCCATGATGCGCTCAAGCTGCTTCTTCGTGCGGCTCACGCCCGATTGCAACACGCGCTTGGCCCGCAATGCCTTCTGCGTGGGCGGAGGAATGTTGCTGTCGATCATCGCGCGCACCCCCGTCACCGCCTCTTGGCCCGCCGCCATCAAGGCGCGCTCTGCCCCCAAGCCGTTGCTCTGCATAGCCTGCTGCCCCGCTTGCAACAGCCGCCGCTCGATGCGCTCTTGTACACTGCTCACCCCCGGCACCAGAAACGGCCGCGCAGGGATGTTTCGCGCTGGACTACCATTCTCGTGAATATAGGCTAGCTGTGCGTTAGTAATATCACCCGTGTCACGCGCCGCCTCGTCCTCCGGCACACCCACCATGACCTTCGTCTTGGCCAACAAGGCCAGCGCCGCCTCAAGCTGGGCGGAATTGTCCTTGGTGACGCGGAAGTTGTCAGTCATTCCCGAGATGTGGGTCGAACTTGTGCACATCGCCTTCCGGAGTGATGACGAAATGCGGCTGACCATGGGCCAGTGATTTATGGGGGGGCAGTATCTGTAACCCGTAGCCGGTGGCCGCTAACACCACTGGAGACTTGCTCTTGATAGCATGCCCCCAGGCGGCTTGAAAGGCTTCAGTATTCGTAGGACCACGGCCAGTGCGTTGCTTAGGTTTGAATCCCTGTTTTGCCAAATTGCCCGACATTTTCCATGCGGTGCCCTTATTATAAGGCGTCTTATGGCTACCTGCGGCGCGAGCCTTAGCCGCCGCCTCGCGGGCCTCGGGCGACCAATCGTCATGAACATGTATGTGAACGTGTTTCATCAGAAGGGATGCCCCATACGTTCGACCACTTTCTCAAGTGGCGGGTCTTGGTTGTTTATTGCCATGAACGAGGCACGCTGCTTCTCTGACGCCAGCCCCATGCCCGAGCCCTCGCCACTTATCCACGTGCCCGTCAACGGGCCACCAATGCTGCCACTATCACGCCTGCGACGAAGCAGACGAGCATCATGAATGTGCACGTGGACATGTCTCACAATACCATGCCTCCGGCCCCGACCATATCGACCATGAACAAGAACCGGGTGCCATAGATGGTCAGGTTAAAATTACCACCGTCCTTGATCGCGCCTAGGCCAGTGTCATAGCTAGCCGCCAGAGGGCCAACGCTCTTGCTAGCCAGCGGCCCCACACCCATGCCGGGCACGCCCCCTAGCGCCGCAGTCTTCTGCGCCTGGGCCTCAAGCGCCAAGTTATGCGCCGTGAACAACTGCACACCATAGTCAAGCTGCGCGCCCCAACGCAGCACAGGACTGCGAATGCAGTCGCCCTGCGTGGCAGACTTGCTCATCAGGCTATAAGCAAGGTCGAGCCAGAACTGCACCTGCACCACCGGATACTTGGTGGTGTCGGAAAACTCCGGGAAATTGGTGCGAAACTGGCTTGGCGTTATTGTCATCGCGGCGTAGATGTGCCTGTGCCTGTATAGATGGAGGAGCTTGATGGCGTGGAACTCTCCGCCACTCCTCCTGCTCTTCCGGGGGTCTCGCCACTGCCTTCACTGAAAGGAGTAGAAGACGTGTGAGATGAGCCGGAAGAAGGCTCACTGGACGAGCCACCAAAAGCGCCCGTCATGGCCTCGCCCATGGCGCCACCCGCCGCTGGCCCCTCGCCCGCGTCTTTGCCGCCGTTCCACATAGCGTCCGCGCGCTTCATCACATCGGCCAGCGTCATGTCTGTTGTTGCCAACATGCGACTGTCGCCACGGCGCTTTTCTGAGTAGGCAATTGCTACTGCCTGTTTTTGTGGTTTCCCTGCGGCCATCTCCGTTTCCACGTTGTGGCTGAACGCTTCTTTCGACTTGCCTTTTTCGAGCGGCATAGCTTACTTCCTCTTCGACTTCCTGGCAGCGGCCTCAAGAGCCGTCTCGCCCTTCACGTCCTCCGCCTCGGCTATGCGCTTGGCGTTAGCCGCGCGAATAGCCTCTTCATCAACAAGCGCGCCTGTGCCGCCGCTGAGACCCTGTTGCGGGTCAGCAGGCTTGGCAACCTTAATCTCGTCCGGAAGCTCAAGAGCCTTGGCATAGCTCTTATATTCAGGGGTATCGAACAAGGCAGCATCAACCACATTCATCCCCCGCCTGAAATCAACGCGGCGAATGGTGCCATCACTGCCATAGATGTTTAGATAAAACGAATGCGAATAGTTCTTCTGCACCATGGCCATGTGGCCGCTCCTTGTCACACGCTTCAAACCCCCCGCCAGCGGCTAGAATAAAGCCGCTGGCGTCTTACAACTAGATCGCGTCCGCGTAGCCAACGGTTTCCGGGTAGACGAACTCCACCACGCCGAGACGGCCGAAATAGGTCGTCAGGTGATAGATGCTCTGATACTGAAGCGGGGTGCGCATCAGCAGCGTCATTGGGAAACGCACCCGCTCACGGTCCTTGCTATAGGCAATCATGCGGTCAACAGTATTAAGCTGACCCTGAGTACCCCCAGCACCCAGACCAATGAGCCACTTGAGCGGCAGAATACGCAAGCTGCCACCATTCTGCATTACCAGGTTATTGTCCTGGAGGAACTTGAGAATGGAGACGTTACCCGCGTTGCTTACCTTCTGGCTCACGAGATAGGAATACTGAGCCGGGGGGAGCAACAGACGATCAGGAATGACCGCCCAGCCAGCCGCCGCCCACACTGTGGTGAGCAACTGGTTGACGTCAGCGAGAATTTCGTCCGGCGTCTTCTTCGTCCACTGAGTGAACCCCGAGCCGCCCACCGCCACGTTATATGGCGTGATCAGCGAGGAATTACATAGCCCAGGGAAGTTGAGCAGCGTGTCACCAATATAGACCATCTCATCGATGTCCATCTGGTGCTTGAGGGCCATGCCCCGATATTTCTGCTGATCAACCGGGCGACCAAGCTTCATCGCGGATTCGAGTTCCGGGATGGTATACTTGAGTTCACTGCCCCAGAGGAACAGCGGGTGAGTGGTCTTGCCGATATCGAGCGAGATGCCAGTAATGGCATTCGTGTCTTTGCCAATCCAGTTCTTACCGTTCGGGTTGACACCGCCCGACGCAGCATAGGTCGAGTTCGTGAACGACGAAACCTCATCGGCCACGGTAACGTCTTCGCGCAAATCGATATCACGCGACCAAGTAACGCTAACGAGTGGATCATGAAGCGTTTGGTCGAGGCGCTCCAACTCACCATTCAGGAAGGCGCCAGTGCCGTCGAGTGAGCGACGATCAAAAGTGAGCATCTGAGTTTGTCCTTTCTAACTATCGTCGCTGGGCTCAGAGGTTCCAGGCGATCTGAACGTTGCCGGAGGGGTCCGCCGGCCCCACGAAATAGGCCGGCGCGGTGATCGTGCTGCCGCCACCACTGGTGCCCTCGAATGTGCCCTGCACGTGAGCACCCGAGCTGGCCGCCGTCCAGATATACACCTGGGCGCCCTTGACTGCCGCCGCCGAGCCCGAGAGCAAGACGTTGACATAACCGCGCTTCATGACATCCACGATGCCAGACGTAGGCGGCACGCTGCCGTCGCCCAGCGCAACCTGCCCGTAGTTCGTGGCACTCTGCGGCTGGATCGGATAGGGCCGGATCAACACGCCATAAGGCACATTGAACCCGCTGCTGTCACCACTCGTCAGCCCCCGCACCGCGAGAGCCGTGGCATCGATAACCACCGGCAGGCCATAAGCCGTGACCGGCGCAGAAGCATCCATGAGCTGCTGCTCGATAGTCGTGCCCGCTGAATAGCGGTCCGCGTCGCCGGGAATGCCAGCCGGCATGCGATAAGTAAAGGCGTTACCCATAATTGATCTCCTCTAAAGGGCATGCCAGCTTAGTTCAGGGGTGAGGCGCCTTTTAGCGCGCGTTGCCCAATTTCTTCTCCCAGAAGTCGTTGATCTTCTTTTGAAGACCCCCGATATCCTGCGGGGACGTGAGGCTGCTCGCGGCTTTCAGCCGACCCGAACCGCTCATATTGTCAACCGTGCGGCGGCTCTTCATAGCCACAGCAGCACGAAACAACGTGCCCACGCTGTCACAAGACATAGTCTTGAGGGCGACCGGCCCACCGTTGAGGTCTTCGATCATGACGCGATCGTCCTCGACGCGCAGCGCCGCATCGATAGAGCGACGGCTCAGGCTGCAAATGCGGTCCATCGTCTGACGGGGCGCAAGCTTGCCGTCGAACGTCGGCAGGCGAAGGCCGGGTGAGAGTATCTCCGCGTCGCCGCAGGCGTCGAGGAACTTCTCCTCAAGGCCGGCGCTGTCACGCGCGCGACGGCGAGCACCGTCTTTGCTGCCGCTGCCGAGCGGGTCCAGAAGGCCCAGAGCGCCAAGGCTCTTGCACTTGCCGCTGTTGGCAGCGGGGAAATCATCCTCTGCCTTTTCCTTCTTCTCTTCCTCGTCCTCGTCTTCGGTGTAATCGTCGTCCTCGTCCTTGTCTTTATCCTTGTCGCCCTCAAGGCGCCGCAGACGAGCGTCGATATTCTTGAACCCGTCTTTGACAACACGGGTAAAGCTGGCGAGAGCAGAATCCTCGGATTTCTCCTTCTTCTCCTCTTTTGTTTCGTCTTCGTCCTTCATCTTGTCCTCCGATGCCACCGGCATGTGCAGATGCACATGGGTGTGATCATCTTTGTCCTCATCTTCAGGTTCAGAGGCAGCGTCCTTTGCCTCTTTCTCCAACTCTTTCAGCTCAGTCTCGTCTTTCGCATGATAGGCCCGCTGCAGCAGGCCCATGAGTCCGTTACGCTTCATGGCATTATCTCCGATTGCACAGCGCGGGCCACATCGCCCCTGATCCACTAGCGCCACATGGTTACCGACAATATTGATCTGCCGACCAAGACCTCGGTTCAGGGGTTCTACGTCGTGGTCGTAACCACAGCTCACCTCGCGTTTGCCAGCATCTATATCGCGAATAGCATTACTATCCTTGATAACTAGGTCGGCGAGTATCAGATCATACTGCGCCCCATCGCCGCGCCTCACGTTTTGCACGTGGCCACAGGTCAAGTCGCGCCAATTGTCAGTCGTGACACCCCCATCTTCGTCGGGGTGATCGTTCGTTACGTCCTTGCCCTCGAAAGAGGCCAGCGTTTCAGGCCGGAAGACTTCATCCTCCGTGCGCTCCATCTCGACTATACCCCCCGGCCCCGGCTTAACCTCGGGCACCTGATGCGCGGCATATAGCTGGATGCCTGTGCGAGCAATGGGCACGTTCTTGCAGATCAGGAAGCCCTCAGGCGTGCGTATCTTGTTGGGGCTAAGTTGCTCCTGGCTATAATAGCGCACGGCTCAGAGGCTCCTCCAGAACCCAGGAAACACACACCCCAGCCAAAGCAACGCCGTCGCGGCGGCGCCAATGACGACACCCACCAGACAGGCTGTGATCCATATGGCAAACATGTCAGGCGTGATCATCATCATCAATAGCCTTGTGCCGGCGCGAAGAAGCAATAGACCATGCTGTATTGCTTCTTGCCCCCATACTCCCAGACACGATAGAAAATCCAATAGTCGCCGTCTTGTGACGGCAGCTCTTTGCCATAGGGCAACACGTCAGGATAACCTTCAACGTGCCAACCATCTTTCATCGCGTGAACCTGATCGGACACAAGGTGATGCACGTCCTCCGGTCCGCAGCATGACGCCTTGACCCAGGCCGGCACCGGGTTGCCATCTGCCCATTGATCATGCGCTAAAACAGCAGTTGACATCAACAGTAAAATAAAGAGAAGAAGCGCCCTCACGCTACATCTCCATCATCTGCGAGTACGCAATCCATTTGCACCGTATGCTTGTGTATCCAACACAGCATAGTCGCATCCCCTAGCTTCAACTCACGCAATTTAACTTCGTGAGCGACTACGCGTCCCTGCAATATAGCCAAGAGAATAGCGGCCAAGCAGATACGCGCAATGACACCCATGTCAGTTCACGATCTGCAGTAAAGGAATGAGCGTGAACATATCTTGCCTAAGCCCCCCACCTGACTGACCTCCACTGCCCATTACAGTTGTATTGTAGGCATTAGATTGAGAACGAATAGTACTTTCACCTGAGCCAGCATTATCTATGACATATACGCCATAGTCTTGCATCGCGTGGAATACCTTTTGTCCAAGAGCCGTAAGCCCCCCAGGCATCGAAGTGGACTTCGGTATCGCCATGAGCATGGACTCTTTCATAGGCGCCCCACTCGTATGCCCATCATTGGATATAGCCGGGGGGATCGTGCCCGGCGCCAACAGACTATTGTCCACGGCCATGGCTAGGGCATGATTGATTGACCCTGCGTCAGTCTCCGATTGAACTAGCAACCCCCCAAATTGACTTGAGCCCACTGCATTACTGCCTGCACCTAAATTACCTGGAACAGCTGACGTACCCCAACCAGTATCTGTATACACGTTCGCCTTAGCATATGCCTGACAAGTAAACGTGCCACTCCCTGTCCAGTTGAACCGCCAAAAGTTCCACATAGTTTGGCCATCAGCGTCTAAAATAAGCAGAGGCTGATCTTGACCTGACCCAAGAGGCGTGCCCGGTGAGGCGCTAGTTGGAATCTTGAGGCTAGGATTGTTGGGCCAGCCCCACCCCGACACGCAGCCAATACCTCCAGTAGATGTTGCAACAGGGTCAGATGAAGAAGCTATATAAACCGGATCACCTGTGGTCCCTGCCCATGACACACTATAGTTCCACCCAGTTGAAGCAGGCCACGATACAGGCGTATAAGTGTGAGTCCCAGTGATCGCTGTGTTCCAGGGTGAGTCGGGTAAGAACGGTAAAGAAGACAAGCTGAACGCGGCCGGATTAGTCACCGATGTAATCATATTGCGATACTGAACCTGCTGTGTCGTAGAGCAGGCACCTTGGTAAATACCAAACTTCCAATAGTAAGTATCAGCAGTAGGATGATTAAAAAATCCTAATGGTCCGCTATAGTTCACGACTTGAACACCATCCAGGTATGTCACAACTGAGCCATTACCTGTAGCATTGTTAGCAACATTGAAAGTAACTGCTGTATCAACTTGATGCCACGCAGATCGGCTAAGTGGTGAAGAATCTGCATATTGATTGGTGTATACTGCACTGGCGTTAGCTCCACTAACACCCGTGTCAAGAGCGAAGTCATCTCCGCTACCTAAAGCTCCTCCAGCGTCCCCGCCTAGGTTCTGTTCATAGGGCGAATTAACACTGAAAACAGAATCATGTATCTGCCCCAATACAAACCACTTCCCTGAACCAAAGCAAGTATTAACCGAGCCCGACGTGAGGTTCATCTCGTATGTGATGTGGTAAGTACTAGCCGCCGCGATACGATTAGTGTCAGCTAACTCCGTGCGGTGCCCAGTGCCAAGCGTAGACGAATCTCCGTTACGTATCTCAAACTGAAGCGTGTGACTGTTCGGGTTCGTCAAGCTCCAGCTTTGGTTCGCATTGTCAATGGCATAGCTCGTACCCGCCACGGTAATATTGGAACCCGAGCCAGGTAGCGAAGGCACGCTGGTGATATCTGCACTAACGGTCAAGTTATATGACGGAGAAGACCCACTAGTTCCTCCCCCATTCGTCGCAGTCGCCGTGAAGCTATGCGACGCGTCGGTCAGGATCGCCCCTGTATTGTAGGACCAATGACCTGAGCCATCCGCCGTGGTAGACCCTAGATGCGTCACCCCATCATAAACATCTATGGTCGCGCTGGCGACACTTGTGCCGAATATGTTGAGATTGTTCGAGAATGTGGACCCCGATGCTGGAATATTCCAGATCGTATCAGTCGCGCTCCACGTGCGCGCATTCGTGACCACGGGCGCCGCTGGCGCCCCGC